CTTCGGGGCTGGTCATGATCCGGCCCCAGCCCTTGTAGTCGTGCTTGTAGGTGACCTTCGATCGGGATCGAGCCATCAGGCGATCACCCCTCTCGCGGGAGCCAGGACGCCGCCCACCGGTGCACTCCGAACGTCCACGGCGCTCGGCCGGCCGTCGCCCAATCGGCATCGGTCTTGGCGGAGTAGTGGACGGGGTAGAACGAGCCAGGCGGCAGAAGCAGCACGTCTGATCGGCCGGGGAACACGGTCGTGGTGACGCCAGGCCCAGTCCCCCATGCGCCGTTGCCGACCCGCCAGTCAGGTGAGCTTGACCCGAGCCGGGCTAGGGCCAGGTCGATGCACTCCTTGAGTGCTGGGTGGTGCGGGGTGGCGCCGATCACGGCGTCGGGGGCGACGTTCTCGTCTTCCCACGCGGCGAACGCCGAGCAGTGCAGGAGCGGGTCGAGCGGACGGAAGATTTCGACGTCGGAGTCGAGCCAGATGCCGCCGTCATGCCAGAGCGCTTCGAGGCGGACGAGCCCAGCAAGCTGGGCGCCGCTCGAGCATCGGGCCCAGTGCGGTGACGTGAGGGGGAATTGGGCGGGGTCGATGGGGTCGCGGAACGTGTCGTGCCGCCAGTTCGGGTGCATGTCGCACGCCGTCCGCCAGAACGCCTCGGCCTCGTCAGACGTTTCGGCGGGCACCGAGCGGACCAACCGGTACGGAATCACCAGATCCCGATCCAGACGGCCTCGGCCCATTTCGTTGTTGCCCCGTACGGGGCGAGCTGCGGCCGCAACGTCTGCGTCCACCCTCCCCACCACCGGACCATCGTCGACAGGCCCAAAGCGCCGTGAGTCTCTCCGCAGAGGTACTCGTCGAGCTTCGGATGGTGGCCGACGGGGACCGTGGCGAGCATCCGGCCGCGTCGGGTCAGCAGGCTGCGTAGGTGGTTGAGGGCGGCGATCGCTCCGTCGGGGTTGCGGTCGGGCTCATCCCAGCGGACGTGTTCGAGCGTCGAGATCGCCACGATCGAGTTGAACGATCCGCGGATGTCGAACACGTCGATGTTCTCGACCCCGTCGGCAACCTCGAACCGGTCGACGACTCGGTGCGTCGGGGCGACGCCTGGATAGTGGTCGAGCACGTTGCCGACCTCGAGGTCGATGCCCCACTGCTGTACGAAGTCGGCGGCGATCGGGATCTCGACGGCGCGTTCGTTCAGGATCGTGGTGTTGTACTCGTGGTCGAAGTAGGCGTAGTCGGTGTCGCCGAAGTCGAACCGGTCAAGCATCGTCGTCCTCGTCCCACTGGTTGCGCACCTGGTTGTCCTCGCGCATCTGGGCGAAGCGGAGCATCCCGATCGACGTCCACGGCTCCAGTTCGTCGCTCGATGTCATCGCCAGTCGACGCCGGTTTGGCTGCTCCGCCCCCGGGTCGAGTGTGACGTACTCGCCGAGCACGATCAGGTTGACGAGCACCTCGTCGTCACCCAAGCTGAGAGCGGCCCGCACGTCGGCAACGATCTCGTCGACCGTCATCGAGTCACCCCGAGCTCGGCGAGCAGTGCCCTCATCTTTTCCGCGTCGTAGTTGCAGTCGGCGTAACGCTTCATGCGCTCCTGGTTCGCGACGTACAGCGGCGAGCGCTGGTTGTTCTCGGGTGACACCGGGTGGAACAGGTGCCACACGTCGCCTGGGACGCGGCGCATTCCGCCGCCGATCGCCTGGCACGCAAGGCTGAACCCCACGTCCTCCATCCCCCAGCCGACGAAGCCCTCGTCGAAGCCGCCGACCTCGTCCCAAAGTTGGCGAGAGACGACGACCATCGACGAGCACGTGCCGGTGAGCGAGAACTCGACGCCCGACATCCAGTCGCCGGCGAAGCCGTCCATCACGAGATCCGACATGCCCTGACGCAGGTACCGGTACTCGGTGAACGCGAACGTGATCTGATTCGCCTCGGCCGCCAGCTCGACCGCTTGGCGAACCTGGCCCGGGTCACAGAACACGTCTGAATCGGTGATCACCGCGACGCCCCACTCGCTCGCCTTGCGGGCGGCGGTGTTGAGCGCCGCCGACCGGTTGAACGGCCCTTCGAGATGCTGGCCTTCGCTGATCTCCCAGTCGGGATGCAGGTCGCTCCACCGGTCGCGGATCCATGTCCAGAGCTGGTCGCGCCGCCCATAGTCGGGCCGGCGCGGCACCAAGACGGCGACGTTCAGAGCAGCACCCGAACATTCTCTGCGAGGATCTTCACAGTCACCGTCGCCAGCGGTTCCTCGTCGATCGAATCGACCACCACCGACCCCGCCTCGATCGCCCAGGGGAACGGGTCGCCGTCGACCGTTATCGACGGCGACCTCGCGTCGATGACGATCTCCTTGGCCAGCTTCAGCGGCGCTCGATTCGGCGGCGTCTCGTCGACGTCGGCCTTCTTGCGAGTTGCCATGAAGCACCTCCTTCTCGGCGGGAAGCTGAACTCGACGGCAGACCGGCCCGCCCCAAACGCGCATGTCGACCCATCGGGCGCCTGCGATTCGTTCGACCTCATCGGCGAACAGATCCCGCCCGTCGGCGCCGGCGAGCTCGGCCGACCGTGCCCGGGCTCGCTTCGCGGCGAGTTCGTACTCCTCTGGGTCGTCGAGCCGCTCGATGGCGTCGAGCCATCCCTGACCGTCCTCGCGGTCGACGAAGATGCCGGCAGCGCCGAGCGACTCGAGCAGGCCCGGCGTGGGGTGGGCGATCACCGGGATGCCCGACGCCATCGCTTCCACGCCGACCATGCCCCACGTCTCGTGCTCGGACGGCATCAGCAGAATGCGGGTGCGGCTGTAGACGTCGTCGCGCATGTTGTCGGTCGTCGGCAGGACCGTGACGTTGGTCCGGCCGGGCACGATCTGGGCGCCGTAGTGGCCGCGGACGCCGAGGAACTGGCGGTCGGGCATGGAGCGGACGAGTCGGCCGAACAGTTCGCCGCCCTTTGCCTCGGACAGGTTCACGAGCGTGACCATGTCGCCCGGCGTCGTCCTCATCGCCTCGGCGTCGGCGTGCGGATGGACGACGATNNCCGCCACGAGCTCGCCGCCCTTGACGCCTGCGAGTTGAAGGCGACCAGCGACGCGGTGTCGGGGATCGAGTCCGGGCCGCCGTGGAACAGCATCACGAGCGGCCTGTCGGCATCCGCCGCGAGGGCTGCGCCGAAGCCGGCGTCGTTGCAGTGCGCCACGATGACGTCGACTCCGCGGGCGATCTCCTTCGCCTTCTCGTAGCCCTCGCGGCCAACCTCGGACGCCGTCGACTCGACCCGCACGCCGTCGAGCGCGTAGGCGTCGGCCTGGTCGAGGTACCGGTAGGCGGTCACCTGGTGGCCTCGGGCGATCAGGTGGACCGCCAGCGAATGGGAGGCGAGCCAGGCGCCGACACGGCTGTCGGGCGGCCAGTGCGGCGAAGCGATGAGAACTTTCACCCGCGCACCTCGCGGAACACGCACTCGACGTGATGGACGCCGCCGGAAGGGTCGGGCCAGCGAGCAACCTCGCCGTCCATCTCCATCAGTCGGCCCGCGTAACGGATGCGATCGGTGAACTCGATGTCGACGTCGACGCCCGGGGGTGTGAGCAGCCACCAGCGGGTGACGGCCATGTTCCGTCCAGGGGCGACCTCTTCGATCTGCGTAGACGGCTGCACCTCCACGCCCCCGATGGCCGTCTCGACGGCGTTATCCCAATCCCGGTGGCCGACCCCGTACGCGTCGGTGGTCAGTGGTGCCCGGACTCGGATGACGGCGTCGTTGAAGAACACGTCAGGTGCACGGCCAGAGCGCCGGCCGGAGGCGGATGGTGCCGACCTTGCGTCGGCCGGGGCCGAGTCGGGAGATGTCCTCGTCGGTGAGCTCGAGGGTTCCCGACAGCGTTTCGGTGGCGTAGGTCTGCGACTCGCCGCCGACGGTCTGCTGGCGGATCGCGTTCGGGTTCCGCATCACGCGGATCACCATCTGGGCGGTGACGTACGCGACGACCGTGGGGTCGACGCGGCCGGTAGCGATCAATGCGTCGACGTCGCAGGGGGCGTCGTTCCGGATGAGCGCTGAGGCTGCGTCGATGAGGGCTTCCGCCCGATCCATCTCGGCGCTGGTGAGCTCGCGCCAGATCGTCGAGATGTAGTCGGCGTCGGTGAACGGAGCGGCCATCGGTCACCCTCTCTCAGTCGGCGTCGATGCGGGCGATGATCTCGTCGCGGGTGCCGTCGGCGGCGGCGCCGAGGTGGCGGGCGTATGCCTGCCAGGCCTTGAGGCTCGACCCTGGGCCCGCGGTCGGGGGGCGCTCCAGGTCTGTCGACGTCGGAGCCGGCGGATCGTCGACCTGCTCGGAGCCGGTGTCGGTCAGCAGGTGGTCGCCGATCAGGTCGATGGCCCAACTCGGGGCCCGCGTTCCCTTGACGAGAAC